CGTCGAGAGCCGTCGGGATCAATGATCTCGAGACTGGTGTGACTGGATCCAGTGGACCATACTCTGCCTATGGGTCAACTTCGAGCCCGGGTAGTACTGGTATTCCTGGACTATCTAATTCGTTATCTTCTATCGGCACCGGGCTTACTAATGCAGTATCTGGCATCACTAGCGCAATCGACGGTGTTACTTCTGGATTAACTAAAGCTTTGTCGACTGGCGTTAAAGGGATTATGCCTTCGAATCTATCTAGCTCATCATCGGCAATAGTAGCGAACGGTGAAACTCGAGCGGTAAACACGACCTCTATGGAAGGTATAGACGCTGCGTCTAACCAATAAAATCTTATGACACAAATAAACAACTTACCTTCGTTACCAACAGACATTACAACTGACTACTTCAATAATTTTTTGAAGCCAAACATCAACATCTCTCAAGATGTTGACGAAGCTATCCTCGGATTTTTTGAATCTATCACGCAAACAAAAGGGTCAGCAAAAGCATTAGCTGGTGCTCTTATCTATACTGCAAAAGCACAGAACTTAGATCCGATGGCAGTCCTTACTCAGTTCGTTGCATTGCCGAAGGGCGATCTTAACAGCTACTTAGTCATGTTCTTAAACCTTAATCGTATCGGAACATCGTTGCTGGGATTGACCAACGCACCAAAGCCTAGCAAATACATCACCCGAACATTGCTGGTGTAACGATGGCAAAATACGCCCAGGGTAAATTTACGATGAAGCATCCGGAAAAATACGCCGGAACACATTCACCGACTTATCGTAGCTCATGGGAGTTTGCTTTTATGACCTTCTGCGATAACCATCCTAGTGTAACACAATGGGCGTCAGAGGCTATTCGTATCCCGTACCGTAACCCTCTCAGCGGCAAAAACACGACCTACGTGCCTGACTTCTTCATTGTGTATCAAGATGCGAATGGTGAAAATCACGTTGAGTTGATCGAGATCAAGCCATCAAAGGAGGCGACCTTCGAGACTGCCCGCAGCGGGCTAGACAAGGCTAAGGTAGCAATCAATATGGCGAAGTGGCAAGCAGCCCGAGCATTTTGCGCAGCCAAGAACATCCAGTTCAGGATCGTTACTGAACACGATTTATTTGCTGGCAACAAAAGGAAGAAATAACATGACCAAGAAATTAGAAGATCTATTCAACCTACCACCTGGGCCAACAATCACCGATGGCCAAGACAATGACGAGACCTATGAAGAGATATCGCAGAACCAGCTCGTGATAGCCGAGACGAATCGCGCAATCGACAAGATTGACGCAGCGTTGCCTACCGTCAATGATCTTGTAGCAAGCGACGCCGAGATGGATGATCTAGCCAAGCTAGCGACCGATAGCTTCACGAACCTAATGGATCTCGCGATGAACGTTGAAGCGAGATTCTCTGGACCGATCCTTCAGTCAGCCAGCGCGATGCTAGGCCACGCAGTGACCGCCAAGATGGCAAAGATGGACAAGAAGCTCAAAATGGTTGACCTTCAGCTGAAAAAGGCTAGACTGGATCAGAACGTGCAGAAAGTGACCCCAGCCGGCGGCTCAGCAGCTGATCCTATCGAAGGAGAAGGCGTAGTGATGAGCCGTAACGATTTGCTGAAGTCAATTTTGAATCAATCCAAAGATTCGGATAAATAACTAAATATAGAGGAATTGCGTTATGAAATCATTGGTAGAATACATCTTAAACGAAGAAAAAGAATACGAATTCAAAATCAAGCTAGCAACCCCTGAGGTGAGCAGTGAGATGTTAGACCGCGTAGAACATGCGTTATCGTCATTTGGCGTTAGCAGAATTAGCAAGCCTAAGCACTTGCCTATTACTTCACGAAACTTTGACTTCCCGCAACACGGTGCCTGTGACGTATTCTTGATTACTGTTGCTTTGAAATATCCTTGCACTGACGACCAGATTCGTTCTGTTTTAGGGTCGCAAGGTCGAATCTCGCTAGGCGACATTGTAGTAATTCCAGCTAATCAACCGGAAGAACTTCGTCGCGATGACGAGATTGATGCAGAGCTCAATCCTCCGAAGAAGAAAGAAGCACTGCTGAATACTGAGATTGAGACTACTGAAAGTGGGCAACCTCAGGTCGGCACGAAACGTATCGAGAGCATGATGAAAGAGCTCGAGTCACGCAAACAAGAATTCGCAGCAAAGGTAGAGCCAGCAGCTAAGTCGATGAATGACGCACCACAGAATAACGTTAGCCCGATGAAAGGTATCACAAAATGAAAGACATCCTCGCAAAATTAGCAGCCTTAGAATCTACTGAGGTAACAACTCCAACAACAAAAACTACAGATAAGAAGGCAGCTAAAACTTTGCCGTCGGGTAAGAAGAAGCTAACTGAATCTCTCGACGAATCTTATTCAGACGACGAATACGACGAAAATGACGAAGAATCTATGAGCCTTTACAGCGGATGCTACGTCATCGACACCCAAGATGGCTCAGGCGAGATCTTTAAGATGCGTGGCGATCCGCATGACCGCAGAGTTTGGATTGGCGACAGGCATGGTCGTGGATGGAACATTCACCCTTCTAGACTGAAACTAGTCGACGAGAATGATCCACGGATTCAACGATACTTTGGTAACGACGATGATATCGACGAAGGCTATGACCACTCTGATTCTGAGCCTGATAGCGAACTGTATGCTGAACGGGATTATAAACGAAAGCAGCAGATTAACAAGTTGCGTGATCCACGTGATCCAGACTACGACGAAGACCTAGAGCGTGAGTTCGGAGACTTAGGCGAAGCAGTGATCAATCCAGAAGATGAATGGAACGAAGATCCATACGATCTCGACGATCCAGCCCCGATGGTTACAGATGAAGCTGCTGATCAACCATTGACTAGTTTGCAATCAGGCAAAAAAATAGAGTTTCGTAAGCCGTCGGGCCGTATAGGCGTCGGCATTGTACTAACTGACTATATGTCAACACCACATCCTCGTCACGGCCTTGGTGCTACTGTGTCGTACAGCAATCTAGGTGGTAATATCGACGCGCAAGGCTCGGCGTTTATATCCGCAAAAAACATCATAGGGTTATATAATCCCGACGAAAACATAGACGAAGCAACGAACCACATGGGCGAGAAAGAATATACGTCGTGGCATGGTTGGAAAGCAGCCTGCCGCAAAGCGCACCCAGGATGCGGATTCCGTGGTGATCGAGACATCGGAGCAGCTACCTTAGGCGGGCGTGATGTTGGTGAGTGGGACGGCGAAGTTGGCTCAGTCTACAACAAACCAGCTGGACCAGACGCAACCGAAATGAACGAAGATGAGCAAATCGACGAAATTTCTGGTGCTACTTTAGGTAGCTACGTGCAGAAAGCTCGCCAAGATGCTAAGGCTAGAGCAGCCCACGGAAAAGAGCTCGACGCTGACCCTAAAGTCGCAGCAGACCAAGAAAAAATCAGTGGCTGGTACAAAGATCGCAGATACACGAAGAGCGGTGCGTCTGTTCATCGCAGCAAGATTGACAAGGCCCGAGATCGGATCGAAACACGTAAGAAAAAAATAGACCCAGATTACCCAGCATCTGCTAGTTCAAGTAAGAGACACAGAGGTGTTGAAAAAGCAATCAACAAGATGCAATACGGCAACCTAACTGACAGCGTTGACAATGTTGTAGAAGCCAAAGCACCTTCGCTAGCCTCTAAAATCAAGAATGCAGTTTGGGCAGACCAGATATCGAAGGATAAAGAAGGAAACTATATCTTCCGCAAGGGTTACTACTACCGCAACGGAATGGATGAAGACAAGTGGGCAGCTAGGATAGCAGGTGAGTTAGCTAAAGCCGGCCTAGAAGCACAGTTAGTTGACTCGTATGACCATTGGGCAGCATTTAACGGTGGTGCTAGCCTTAAAAACAGTTCGCACTTTGCAGCAGTATTCAAGATTACTGATGCTGCATCCGAACCAGTTGCAGCAGTAACAGAAGCTGAAGGCACAACAGAAGATCCATATACCTTGGGTATGGGATATTTCAGCCGTTCGTTGCGTAAAGAGCCAGAACCAAAGAATCCATTCCCACAAGATTCGATCGAGGCAGATCGGTGGGAAGACGAGTTCGAAATGGGCAAACGAGATCGATACAACGAACGTTGCGAATCTGTGGAGAATAAAGGAAAAACTATGAACGAGAGCGCAGGCAGTAGGAAATTCAAGGTGTTGATTCGTTACGACGGTGATCGACCAAGCACTACCTTTGGCGGGACATTTACGATTGACGCTGTTGAAGATGCTGCCCACGCTAAATATGTCGCTAAGATCCGTGCTGAAGAAAGAGGGTTGAAGAATGTTAAGGTGATCCGCGCCACCGAGGTCAAACCAGCAGCGAAGCCAGCAGCGAAACCAGCAGTGGAAGAAGGAATGCACGGCGCCGAAAATTACACATTAGGCAATCCAGTCGATAAAGATTATACCTATCAAGTATGGCGTCAGTCAAATGATTATACTAAGCCAGGCGGCTGGGTGCATGATGGTGGCACCCTGAATTCGTTAGAAGATGCAAAGATTCGTAAGGAAGCACTAACTAAAGGCGCGTATCACACTAAGGCTAAGATTACTCGAGTTAAACGGGAGCACATGGCCGGCCCTAAAGGCAAACTGCCAGAATCAGCAGATCCTAAGTTAGCTCAAGCTAAGAAGGCGCTGTCTAAGTCGATTACGAAGAATGGCCACGAGACAAAAGAAACACTGAAGGCAGCAGCATTAGTCAAGAAGTTAGAAGGTCAAGCTAAGAAAACGACCACTGAAGGAAAAATTATGACCAAGCAAACATTTATCATCGAAGGCGTTCGCTTCCGCGCTAGCCCAAGCGTAGCAAAGATCCTCCGTAGATTCCCACACGAAGCTACAAACTTCGACATGGGTAGTGAGTTAGACGACAACTTGTTTGATGCATTGTACGACCACTATCTCAACAACGGTGAAATGCCATACGGCGTTGCTAAGTCGCGTGATGGTGACCCATACGACTGGGTGTCTAACAAACTGCACTCTGAGTTAGACAATGGAGCGCAAAGCGTTACTGAAGATGCTGATTTGCTTGACCCAGAAATTCAAGACATCTTTGACAAGTATCCATACGAAGCCAAGCAATACAAAGAAACTGGTGAACTAGACGATTCGAGCGAACTATACAATGAATTGTTTGACCACTTCTGCAACAATGGTGAAATGCCATACGGCGTCGCTAAGGCACGTGATGGTGATCCGTTAGAATGGATCGAAAACAAGCTGAAGCAAGGTGATGGATCAGGATTAGATAGCGATTCAGAATACGGTGCTGATGAGCCAGCATCTAACAAATTTGCTGCTGATGCGTTAATACGTGGCGCCGGCGGATATGGCGACAAGGGTGAACCGATTATCGGCGAAGAAGATCTTGATGAAGCCGAGATGGATAATGCAGCGTTAGCACTTCGCAAAGCTAAATTGGCAGCTCAAGACAAAGAATGGGCCGCAGCTAAGGCTCGAGTCGACGATGGTCGTCCAAAAGTAAATCCGTTCGCAGATGAAGTTCGTAATCAGCATGGTGACGAACTAGCATGGAGATCACAATCAGGTAAAGTAGCATTCCACGAAGACGACGAACTCGGCGAAGACAGTTTTGATCCAACACAAAATATTGGTGATGAAGATGTGCTAGTTGAAATGACTGAAGCCGAACAGGCTCGCATCATTGAAAAACTATCTAATCTCGGTCTTGACGAAGGGTTAGACTTCTTCTTCGACAACAACGAACTAGTGGTTATTGGTAGAGCAACAGCACGGGTGGTTATCAACGCAGTTGGCGGATTTATTCAAGGCATTGACGGCGAAGAAGTTCGTATTGGTGCTAAGCCTAAGACAAAGGTAGTCCCGGATCGCGCAAACATTGACCAGCTAGCAGCAGAACCAGAAATGTTTGAATCGAAGAAGCCAGTCAAAGAAGGCAAGGTCAAAGCATTGCAACAAGACCTCAAGTCTGAAAAGCAAGGCGGATTGTCTGACGCAGAGTTCAAAGCTCAATACAAGAAAACGAAAGAGGAAGCTCGTAAGGCGCTGAAGGAAAACGTTATCCTCAGCGTCCAAGCCGACGGCGAAGAAGACGTGATGTCGGTGTTGCGTAGATTGAGCGGTATGTCTGCAACGCCTACGATCACCGCACAACCAGTTGGCATTCCGTCGATGATGGCAGCAATCGACTCTATCCAAGCCGATGATGAATGCGAGCCTGATTACTCCGACGTAGCCGACGACATCGAATCTGAAGTAGACGCAGCGATTGAAGGTACAGATGCGTATGATGAAGTTGACGAATGTGAATACGCTAATGAGCCAGATCCAGTAGTTCAGACAGGGTTAGATAGTACGATCCGAACTTCAGGCAACGAGCCAGGTCGCCGTGCTTATACGGCAGGCAACGTAGTTGAGGAAGCTAAACGACTAACTCGCCAGTATGACGATATGAAGAAAGGCTTCAAGAAATGAAATCACTGAAACAATTTTTGCCAGAGGGCTGGTTCAGAAATCCATATGATGATAGGTCAGTAGAAGGGACTAACGACCCAGCATCAGTAGCAGCCTTAAAGGCACTGCCTCAGCCAATCTCGGTCAACGGTGGCAGCTACTCATATCGCTGTGACGTCAACAAAACTCCGATTCAATGGGTTGCCACCGACGGCGCGGTCGTAACGCAAGCCACTAACCTCCGAGCTATCGCAAAATGGTTAGATACAGAATACGTAGAGGACTGGCTCGGTTTCTTAGACGGTGACTATGACCTAACAGAATTGATACAGGAACGTGTTGTTCGTCCAGGGAAAGATGGGCAACCTGATCCGAAGAACCAAAGCGACCACGAACATAAGCATATGATGGGTGACAGCGTTGATCCAGATATATCAGAAATCGGGCCTGACTTAGACGAGGCCAAGAAGGCTAAGAAACCAGTCTGTACCTTTCAAAAGATTGACTACGAGCAATTTGAACGAGCTGCTGATAGCTCAAGCGATTATGATGAAGATTCAGTTAACGGATTTATGATTGGCACTGCTTACAACGGTAGCAACTGCATTGCGGTGTATTATATCAAAGCTCAATACGGAAGCTATTGCCCCGAGTTCGTTGGCGATGCAATGGACTTCACTGATGCTGATACCAACTACCCGAGCATAATGGAAGGCAGTGAAGTAGATGATATTCGCAGACTGTCGGGGCTGCCGATTAAGGAAGAAATAGTCGACGAAACAAACTATCATTCACATATGCCAACAAATGCTAAGGCTGGCGACATTGCCTTAGCGATAGTGTATGACAAATATGATGACCCTGTAGTTACTACTGAGAACGGGGACGACATGCCGTTTGAAAGTATTGAAGATGCAGACGAAGAAGGTAGTAACACATCAGCCTATCATCACTCAGTATATCAGTTCAACGGTATGAAATGGATTAAGAAAGTTTCTAGGACTGAACCGCCAAGCGAATATAGCTCGGGCGGCGGATACGGAGATTATTGATGGATTACCCAGTTTACCCAGAGGATGACGGATACGACACTAAGAAAAATCCGTACAGTCCAGTATAGGAAAAATATGGAATACACAATAGAACAGATACAAGAGTTTCGAAAATGCGCTGATCCAGTAACTGGTCCAGAATACTTCTTGACGAATTATTTTATGATCCAGCACCCAGTGTCAGGCCCGCAGTTGATGCAAATGCAGCAATACCACCTAGACTTTTTGCATAACATCCACAGCAACCAACAGTCAATCAATCTGCTATCTAGACAGCTAGGCAAAACAACTTTGATGACAGGATACGCTCTATGGATGGCTCTATTTTGCGATGACAGTACGATAGTTTTTGCGGCAGCGAAAAACGCCATTGGGAAAGATATGATGCAGCGTCTATATTTCGCCTTAGCGAATTTACCAGAGTTCTTACGTTGTGATACTTTTAGCCAGATAAAAACGTATGTCCATTTCCACAACGGCTCGAGGATTATGTCTAGCGTAGTAAGCGCCAACACCGGCAGAGGTATGTCGATATCGTTGTTGATGATAGACGAATTTGCGTATGTACGATCTGATGTTGCGGCAGAATTTATAGCTTCAGTTTGGCCTGCACTTAGTTTCTTCGGCAAGGTAGTGATTGCTTCCTCGTTGAGCTCTAGCGAAAACGTGTTCAACACCTTATGGGAAGACGCTAACAACAAAACGAATGCTATGTCGCCATTTGCAGCAGATTGGAGAGTTAATTTAGACCTAGACGAATCGTGGGAAAAGGATATGACGAAAGTCATAGGCCGTGAAGCGTTCAGCAGAGAATATCTAAATAAGGTAGCCGAACCGGCTGACGCATAATGGCATTCAACGATAACGTCCTAGTCAAATCACCCCACAAGGTAGAGACTTACACTCCGACCCAGGCTAGAGAGATAGCGAGATGTTCTGATCCAGTCGATGGCCCGGAGTATTTCCTAGATCACTTTTTCTTCATTCAGCACCCGACGAAGGGACGTATTCAATATGCACCGTTTGATTACCAACGTGAACTAGCTCAATCGTATCACAAATACAGATTCAGTATCAACCTACTTGGTCGACAGTTAGGCAAGACAACAACAGCAGCAGGATACCTTCTATGGTACGCGATGTTTGTTCCAGATTCAACGATTCTAGTAGCAGCGCACAAGTTCACAGGCTCTCAAGAAATTATGCAGCGTATTCGCTATGCGTATGAAGCCTGTCCGAATCACATTCGTGCTGGCGCAGTAGACTACAACAAAGGTAGCCTATCCTTCGATAACGGATCACGTATCATATCGTCAGCAACGACAGAAAACACTGGTCGAGGTCTGTCTATTACGCTTTTGTATTGCGATGAGTTCTCGTTTGTGCGTAACACCATTGCGAAAGAATTCTGGACTTCGATGTCTCCTACCCTGTCTACAGGCGGTAAAGCAATCATCACGTCAACACCTAACTCAGACGATGATCAGTTCTGGAACATCTGGCTAGAGGCAAACAAGACAACTGACGAATACGGTAACGAGCAAGAAGTCGGCCGTAACGGATTTAGAGCATACACTGCGATTTGGAATCAACACCCGGATCGAGACGAAAAGTGGGCATCGGAAGAACGTGGACGTATTGGTGCAGAACGATTCTTGCGTGAGCATGAATGTAAGCCGATCGTATATGAAGAAACTCTTATCAGCAGCATGTACCTAGCGACCCTCAAAGGCTCTGAGCCAGTTGAGAAGCAAGGTCAGGTACGATGGTACAAGAAGCCGACCAAAGGCAATATGTATATCGTAGCATTAGACCCTAGTCTAGGCACAGGCGGTGACTATGCGGCCATGCAAATCATTGAGCTACCGTCATTTGAACAGGTAGGCGAATGGCAACACAATAAGACTCCTATCCAGCAGCAGATTCGAATTATGAAGAACATCATCGACTACCTGTATGAGATCACTGGTAGTGAGCACGACATTTACTATTCGGTAGAAAACAACGGGATCGGCGAAGCATCGTTGGTTGCGATCAACGAGGTCGGCGAGGAAAACATTCGTGGCGTGTTCATATCAGAGTCGGGTAGAAATAAGAAGTATCGCAAAGGATTCTTCACGTCTAACTCATCAAAGCTTGCGGCTTGCGCAAAATTCAAACAACTGATTGAGAACAATCGATTCACGTTACACAGTAAAAACTTGATAAGCGAATTGAAAACGTTCGTTGCAGCAGGCAATACCTACAATGCAAGACAAGGCGATAACGACGACTTAGTTGCAGCGATGCTATTAGTGACGCGTATCATGCAAGCATTACAGAACTATGATGCTGGGATCGACAGTCAAATGCGCAGCGTAGAACCAGAGTGGGATCTCCCCCTCCCATTCGTAATGTGCTAATCGTAGTATCTGATAAATAACTAATACAGATTGGATATAACCATGGCTATAGTAATTACCTCAGTTGCAGAAGAATTATTTGAAAAGATTTGCGCACGATTCACTAACGTGGGGGTGAATGATGCAGAGGCAAAAGAAACACAACGACCAGAAGACGCACGTTTCTTCAATTTCAACTATCTTGATGAGAATGGTACGAACTTCGGTAACGTTACGATCAGTATCGCCGACGAAGAGAATCTAAAAATATCGTACGGTATGAACATCAGTGCTGAACTAAACACTGTCCAAAAAGACGAATGGTACGATTTCTTACGTGACATGCGTATGTTTGCAAAACGAAACCTCCTAGGATTTATCCCTAAAGACATCAGCAAAGATCGACTAGATCCTAAGGACATCAAGAAGATGGCCACAGTTGATTCTATCGGCAAAACTCCGGACGCATCTGTAACAGAAAGCAGATTGTTTGGTACCACCAAGACTAGCTACGAACCAATCGCTCCCGGCGTCCGCCTCACTATTCGCCACAACGGCGCAATCGACGATACTAAGAATGGGGCACGCACTCGTAAGATCCAATCAGTCTATATCGAAGATGCAAAATCCCAGCGTTTCTTAGCTCCTACGAACCACCTAAGCTGCTGCCGAGCATTGGCGAGGCACGTTGCCAACGAAGGTTCTGTAGGCGACGAGTTTGGCCAGCATTTACTTGAGCTGTCGAACGAGATGAGCAAGATCAAAACGTTTGTTCGAGCATCGCGCAATAAGATGTTCGAGAATGACGAAGCGAATGAGATGGCAAAAGCCGCCGTTGATCGATTCCACGAAGTGAAGAGAATCCTCGGGTCATTGTCCCACCACAGAAGTTACACCACGTATAAAGAGAGCTGGGAACCAAGCCACGGTGATGATTCGTCGGTTGATCTCGAAGAAGTAAAATCGAAGTTTGTGACGAACAATTTCGACCCAAGACTAGAAGAAGCTCTCCCGTACGTTTATGCAGCTCACAAAGCCGCGAAGGAAAAAGAACAAATGTCACCAGTGCTACAAACGCAGATGGACGAATTCTCTGAGAGCTTAGATGGTCTTATGGAAGATGGTAACGATTCGCTAAATGATGCCAAGCTTGAAGAGCTAATGTCGCTTATGAAAGAGCCGCTCATGGCGGGTGGGCTTGACGGCATAGATTCAGGCGCAGCGTTACAGTCGATCTTCTCAGGCACGACTATTGACCTGAACAGTCTGATGTCGGAGATTTATAAGATTGCTGACATCAACGACGAGGTTGATATTCGTCCGATCGTGTTTGACTGGCTGCAAAAGAACGTACCAGACATCGGGCAAAAAATTGAGCAATCGTTAGAGCACGGTGCTCCAGAAGAAGAACCTGAAGAGCCGGCAGCGCCTCCGCCTGCAGAACCAGCACCAGTAGATCCTAACGCGCCGCCAGTCGAACCAGTTGATCCGAACGCTCCTCCTGCACCGGCTCAAGAGTCTGTTATCCACGAAGATGATGCAAATACCGTATCTTACCGTGTAGAGTCAAAAACAGAACCAATTTGCTTATATACGGGTACGTCGTTAGATTTAGCCAAGAAAGCGCTTCAAAAGGCGCAAGAATCAGGCAATTCTACCGCAAAACTGTACAGAATCAAGACGATTAATGGCAAAAAAGTTAAGTCGTTGTATAACCCCAACAAAGCTACTAGTCAAACAACTGTAGAAGAAAACGCAACGCTAGCTGACATTCGTCGACTAGCTGGGCTAAAATAAGGAGCAACATATGTCAGCATCAGATTTTTTCAAGAAGCTACAACCGCTCTTCGAGAGTGCAGAAGCACCTAAGCAGGAAGAACCCGAGGCTGCTGAACCAGTGCTAGAAGGTGAAGCTGCTATGGCTCAGAAGTATGCTGAATTCTTAAAGGAATCGAATAACCAACAGCCAGTAATAAAGACTTATGCAGATGGAACCAAAGAGTGGTTTCTGAATGACAGACTTCATCGGGAAGATGGCCCAGCAGTCATTAGAACAGATGGATCTCGGTATTGGTATCTAAATGATAAACAACATCGAGAAGATGGTCCAGCAATCGTCAGAGCAGATGGTTCTCAACTTTGGTATCTGAATGGCAGACTCCATCGAGAAGATGGTCCGGCATATATCGGAGCAGATGGATCTCAACGTTGGTATCTGAATGGTGAACGGGTAGAACCTTTTACTACTAATGAAGAAAATGCTTCGTCTGAATCGAATGACGATTTTGGCTTAGACGAAGAAGTAGTCACTGAGCTATCTCCGATGACTGTAAAACGAACTTCCGACAAGCGCATCAGTAACTTCCAGAATGCGTCTGACAAATGGGACGAGCATAGTGCCGACCCGTCAATTCACGATACTGGAGAAGACAACCCGTTTGATCAAGAGGTAGAAGATTCGTTCGCAAAACTACAACGCAACCACCGTTTAGCAATGAGATCAAAAAGCTAAGTAGTCGATAAATAACAATAACACTTTTAAGGATTTAACATGTCATCAGATTTTTTCAAGAAATTACAGCCTCTGTTTGAGGATAAGGCAGAGCCAGCTAAGATGTCTAAGAAGGCACGAGCTGCTGATACTGAGCAGTCAGATAAAGAATACATCGCCAAGAAGAAACAGCGCGAAGCCGACAAGAAAGAGGCTGCTAAGAAACCAGCCAACGTTAAAGAAACAGCAACTGACTTCTTCCGCAAATATTCGACTATCGTGACCGAAGCAGAATCAGCTGCCGATCGTGAAGACGACGACGACGATACAAATTCCGACGAAGAAGATGACGGCCTAGAGACGAAGAAGGATGCGAAGAAAAAGAATCTTCCACCTTGGCTAAAGGATAAGAAAGACGTTAAAGAATCCTACGGTGATGACGACGAAGATCCAGACGTCGCAAAAGCCGACAAAGTAAAAGGCAAAGACGGCAAGACGCAGAAAGACGCCGAAGGTAAGAAAAAGTGGAGCTTTGACAAAGCCGATAAGAGTGCCGAAGACAAAGGTGCCAAGAAGGTAGCTAAGGAAAAAGTTGACGAGTCTGTAGACGACGACGAAGATCCGGACGTCAAGAAAGCTGACGCCGTAAAAGGTAAAGACGGCAAGACCCAAAAGGATGCTGAGAAGGGTAAGAAATTCGACTTCTCTAAGTTAGACAAGAAGGATGCTGACAAAGGTGCTAAGAAAGCTAAGGCAGATAAGGGCCTAACTGAATCAGTTCAGCTCAACGAATACCTCACCAGAGAAGGCAGCAACTTCGACGACATACTGATGCTGAATTTGTTTACAGACTTGTGTGATGATGAAGGTAGCATATCATACGAATTTCCAGAATGGCTTGAAGATCCAGCCTGGCAAGCAGTAGCAGCAAAATACACTCCGATTGCTAATCAACTAGAACAAGAGATCCTAGCGCAGGCGAAAACCGGACGAAAGATGACCGACGAAGAAGCTGAAGCAATCGACAACACCTGGTATGATGGCAGTGATGCATACGATGACGTAGACGATGGCGCATATTTCTTGCCACAAACATACGATGATCAGATCCGAGCGATTAAGGCGGTACTTGCTGGTGCGTTAGACGGCTATGATCCAGACGGGGAAGACGTAGAAGAATCATTTGCTCCTATAGCAGAATCAGCACCAGCACGTCGTTGGGTTAAGAATAAGTAATATGTCCGAATCTAACTTTTTTCGTAAATATGCTGACATGATCTCGGAAGCTGAGGGTAGTCTAACACTTCGGCAGTTGCAGCAGAAAGTGTTTAACTATCTGCCAACCTACATGCAAAAGTTAGGAGTGCCGTTTCAAAAAGTAAGAGAACTAAATCAGTACGACAAATATCCGAGGCTAGGCATGATTCCATTAGACCAGCTCGGAGCAACAGGAGTATCGTATTCGGTATCTGCTGAACCTATGCACGACAGTGATGTTGCCTGGCTGTTTCTTACTGTTGATGTCGGGACATCCAATGATTTATACAATCACCCGAACCCAGAAAAAGCCAAAAGCATACTGATGGCAGCTGAGAAGTTAGCTAGCTTATTAGGAGTGAAAGTAATTCCTTATTCTAATTTGTCTGCAAAACACCAGCATATGGCTCCAAGTATGGAGGTGAAGGTGGATATACCAGCAAGCGTTCCGAGCGATACTCTACAGCCATCGTCTACATCACAACAATCAATGTCATACGATCCAAGAGAACGATTCATGAACACTCCGGGCGAACGTGCTAAACAATCCCGTGTAAACGGGTCAGCCTATTCTGATTCGTTTGGCGGCGACAGTTCTAACTACCGAAGATAAGATTTCCGTGAGATGGGAAGCGTAGCATAAGATAGGCACTTCGGTGCCTATTCTTACGACGTACTATTCAACATCACGTGCAATAATATTTTGCTGTTCTACCGTAAATAACTGTATAGATACGGAGATGTATAATGCCTAGACCTGACGAATGTGCGAATTGCAGCAAATGGACCGCCGATCTAGTGCTGGCTCACCTACTTGCTCTTCAAGAAGCAAACGATCAGAAATACAATGAACGATTTCTATCCTTAGAAAAGGTGATCAGTGAGGCATTAGAATCGCAAGAAAAGGCTACGATCGAACGAGATAAAAAGTTCATAACCCGCGATGAGTTGCTGATCGTAAAAGAACGACTCGACATCCAAGATGGCAGTAGTCGAGGCAGGAAAGAATTGTGGGGATGGATCGTTGCCGCAGTGCTCGGTCTTATAGCAGCCATCCCATCTCTAAAAGACATCTTACCGAAATAGTGTATTCTGCCACCACCGACCAGCTATACTTATTGAGTGGTGCAACGTTATGCCTGTTGCAGCACAAAATATTTTGGTGAAATTGACCCGCTAAAAACGGCAGAAAAAGTAGTCAAATACGTTGAGTTGGCATAAATAACTATGTTACAGTAGTTGCATGGTGCAGTTACTGGTATCAAAGCGCAACATCATGGAAGCAGCACCAAAGACCATCTTTATATTTCATCAAGGAGAAAATCATCATGGCAATGTCATTAGCAGATATCCGAGCAAAGCTCAAAGCACAAGAAGACAAGAAAACCGGTGGCAGTGGTTCATTCGGAGACGGTACAGTCTATCCACACTGGTCAATCAATGAAGGCGACACAGCTCGCATTCGACTCATCCCAGACGCAAATCCAGAGAACAACTTTTTCTGGGTAGAAAAGGCGATGATCAAACTCCCATTCTCAGGCATCAAAGGTCAACCAGAAAGCAAGCCGTGTATCGTTCAGGTACCGTGTATTGAAATGTGGCCAGAAATGGGTCTATGCCCAATCCTCAACGAAGTACGTCCGTGGTTCAAAGACAAGTCCCTCGAGGAAATGGGTCGCAAGTATTGGAAGAAAAAGTCCTACATCATGCAAGGTTTCGTTCGCGAAAATCCGATGAAGGAAGACAAGGTGCCAGATAGCCCAATTCGCCGTTTCATCATCAGCCCACAGATTTTCAATCTGGTTAAGGCAGCACTGATGGATCCAGAATTGGAAAACTTGCCGACGGATTACCAAAACGGTCTTGACTTCAACGTCAAGAAGACCAGCAAAGGTGGCTACGCAGATTACAGCACCAGCACCTGGTCGCGTAAGGAAACATCCCTCACAGTAGATGAAGCAGAAGCGATTGAAAAATTCGGTCTGCAGAATCTAGCCGACGCACTCCCGAAGAAACCATCCGCAGAGGACTTGGTTATCATGAAGGAAATGTTTGAAGCGTCAGTCGACGGTCAAGCATACGATCCAGAAAAGTGGGGCAAGCATTTCCGCCCAGCAGGGTTCCAAATGGACGGCGACAAGAAGGACAGTGATGATAAGGGTACCTCGGCTCCTGCCGCAGCGCCTAAGGCAGCACCTGCTCCAGCACCGAAGGCAACTCCGGCCCCAACGCCAGTTGCAGACCCGGAAGACATTGGTGACGATGACACTCCGACAGCTTCGGCTCCAATCGCTACGCCAGCTGCTGGCGGAAGTAGAGCGGAAGACATCTTAGCGATGATCCGCAATCGTCAAAAAGCTTCGTAATACGATGTAACGTACATGACACAGGTCAATAGCCTGTGTCATGGTTCTATACGGAGCAATTATGATCTGCACAAGATTTACTAACAGCCTAAGAATTGAAAACGATGGAACAATGTATCCTTGCTGTGCAATGCAAGGTGCACCAAGATTTCAGTCTGAATCAACGATGCGCAGTAGTGTCTGGTATGCTACCCTATCAGATAAATTCGAAGCAGACATCTGGCCGAATGAATGTGCTGAATGCCGATATCGAGAAGAAAATCATCTGTCGAGTCTTCGAGAAAGAGTAAATTTTTATGCCCTACCGAATATTGAGAGGCACACCGATTTCTTAACCGTCGACATTAGTTTCGACACTATATGCAACGCAGCGTGTCAACACTGCAATGCTAGCCATAGTTCTCTTATTGCAAAATTGTATAAGTTCCCAGCATCAGCAAGTATAACTTCCTTTCCTCCAGAAATAGATAAGACTAGGGTGGGGGTTATGGACATCATGGGTGGCGAACCAGCCGTAAGCCTGAATGTTTCTCGATTTCTTACGCACGATATTTTTGAGTTTCCAAATCTGCAAGAAGTTGGGTTAAACACAAACGGATCTCGCATACTAACGAACTTAGAACCGATGCTAGATAAAGGCATTCGAGTCCGGGTGACTATGAGTATGGATGGAACAGATAGGTTGTTCGAATACAATCGATATCCTATCAAGTGGGGAAAATTTACAAACACAATGCAACATTATTTGTCTCTTCGGGATAAATATCCAGATCTGTTTATTCTCTACGCAAATATGGTGATTAGCTCTTTATCGGTGTTGTCGTTGCCTGCTGCTATAGACTATTGTGCCTCAATCGATGTTGAGTTAAAAGCTAACCTAATCGAACAGCCGTCAGAGTGGAGGGTACAGAACAACAATGTTCTTACTCGAGCAGCTAAACACCAGTTACTGAGTTCGTCGCTTAGCGAAGTAGCAAAAATATGGCCAATCATTGCATCTGAAGAACTAGATGTAACTGCTGAATTTACGGCTCATGTCGTTAAATCTGACAAAACTCTAGGAATGCGATTTAACGATTACTATGCTGAGTACGGAGTGCAGATCTAATGTTCTGCAGCAGAATAGATCACTTTTTGAAATTCAACTCTACTAACGACTTCAACAAATGTTGTTTTATGGTGCAGCAACCAAGATTTCGAACTGTGGAAGAAATGGAACATAGTGACTGGTTAGCTAGAATCCGCCAGCAGTTTTCAGCAGATGAATGGCCAGCAGAATGTCTACGCTGCCGGAGTGCCGAAGAATCTGGAGTTATTAGTCGTCGGCAGGACAGTAACAACCGGCACGAGGAATTAGTGAAGATTCAACCCGATTACCTCAGGATCAACTTTGAGGTAGATACTGTGTGCAATGCGGCCTGCCAAACTTGTGGGCCAGAGCTGAGCACATATTACTCGAAGTTGCTCAACATACCAATCACTAATTATTCTGGGTTGTCTCATCTGTCTGATCAAAATATCGACAACAGGCGTATCATCGAGATCGACTTAACCGGCGGCGAGCCAGCAATCAGCAAAGGTATTCAACATTTCTTAGAACACGACATTGACCAGTTTTCGTTGTCACTGCTTAGAGTTTACACGAACGGATCTGCAAAGATTCGTAGCCTTGAGCGATTGCTAAAGAATGGACAGCGTATTGATTTGTATCTTAGTATGGACGGTACTGGCGATGTGTTTGAATATTGCCGTTTTCCTATTAGATGGCCGAAGTTTTGTGCTACAGTAAACTACTATAAAGAATTAGCCAAGCAATATCCATCATTAGTAGTTAGGCTGTGGGGAGCATTGACATCACTGTCAATACTGGATTTGGACAACATTTTAGATTTTGCAAATAGCAACAGCATAATGTTTAACGGCGCGATCGTGGGCCGTCCAGACATATTACGGGTAGAGAAGAACAACTTTCTAACTCGTTACGGAAAAGAGTTACTGATGAATTCGAGGTTTGAGTATGCTAGGAATCTAGCAGAATTTATGGTAACTGAAATAGAAGAAACGTCAGCTGACCTTAGATCACACATCGAGCAAGCCGACAAGCTTCGTAGTATCAGTTTCATTGAGCATTACCCAATTTTAAAGGAAGAATATTATGGCCAGGCCATTTGACATCAGCAAGTTTCGAAAAAGCATCACTAAGTCTATTGAAGGACTAGGAGTAGGATTTAATGACCCAACAGATTGGGTTAGTACAGGAAATCACGCATTGAACTACCTAATCAGCGGCGATTTCTTCAAAGGAATACCGTTAGGTAAGGTAACAGTGTTTGCTGGCGAATCAGGTTCGGGTAAATCCTATATCTGTTCAGGCAACATCGTTAAGCATTGTCAAGACCAAGGAATTTTTCCGATCTTAATCGACTCAGAAAACGCACTTGACGAAAAGTGGATGAAGGCATTAGGTGTTGATACTAGCGAAGACAAGCTGATGAAGCTGAGCCTTTGTATGATCGACGACGTAGCCAAGACGATTTCGGAATTTATGAAAGAGTACAAGTCGATGGATGAAGCAACTCGTCCGAAGATCATGTTCGTTGTGGACAGCTTAGGCATGTTGCTTACGCCAACAGACGTAAACCAGTTCGAAGCAGGTGATATGAAGGGTGACATGGGACGTAAGCCAAAGGCGTTGACCTCATTGGTGCGTAACTCTGTCAACATGCTCGGCGCCTATAACGTTGGTATGGTCTGTACGAATCACACCTACGCATCACAAGACATGTTTGATCCAGACGACAAGATTAGCGGTGGTCAAGGCTTCATCTACGCATCGTCTATCGTTGTAGCGATGCGCAAGCTGAAGCTGAAGGAAGACTTAGACGGTAACAAGACGACAACAGTAAACGGTATTCGCGCAGCATGTAAGGTAATGAAAACGCGATACAACAAACCGTTCGAATCAGTCCAAGTCAAGATCCCTTATACGACGGGTATGAGCCCATATTCGGGGTTATTTGACATGTTTGAAACACGCGGATTGTTGAAGAAAGAAGGTAACAGCTATATCTACACTTTCAACGACGGCAAGACAATCAAGCAATTCCGCAAAAAGTTTGAGAGCAACGAAAATAATTGCTTAGACTTAATTATGGCGGATTTGATGGAGAACCCGTCGAAGTTGTCTGGAATCGATTTAACTGCTACCGCAGCAGAAGTCGAGTCTGACGAAGGTAATGTAACAGCTGAAGAATAATCTGATAAGTAATAGACGTTAAAGGACAATTATCATGAACATAGAAGTTTTATCAGAAGCCTACTTAATCCTCAAACAATATATCCCATCAAAGGATCGTCAGGAAGCAGCTGACAACCTGATGGGGTTGTTGGTCGACATGCTCAGCGACGACGATCTTAAAGAGTTCGGATCCACAGACACTGTTCTGACCCGTGCTATGAAAGAATACGTTGTTGAGGATGATACTGACCCTGACGATTACGACGAGGAACAATGAGCTGGTATAGTTAAGTAGTTGCTGACATTGGCACTTTGCCTAAGTTCATTGAGTATTTTGACAATGAACTACAGCAGGCAAAATACGATGTCACAATTCACGGTAATGTCGAGAAGAATATATCGGCATTACCGGGCATCACTGAACATAGGTTCAACCAACTACAAGAGATTGAAGCGGTCCTGAGGCATATGGAACTTCAGCTACGGAAGATCAAGAGAAAGCATTTTCAAAAATATCTCGAGCATTACAACAGGGCGTTGACGTCTAGGGACGCTGAAAAATATTCCGATGGTGAAGACGAGGTCGTTGATTACGAATCACTAATCAACGAAGTAGCTCTGATCCGTAATCGGTTTACTGGTATCTTCAAGGGGTTAGACCAGAAAAGTTATATGCTTGGTCACATTGTCCGACTTAGAACAGCAGGTATGGAGGACGTAACCCTGTAGCCGCATAAATACGATATGCGAGAAATTATCAATCTACTGACCGAGTCAGTCGGCTTAGCCAATCGTAAACCTGGCGAATCATTCAAAAACGACAAAGGTGATTTAATGACCTTTGTTGGTTTGAATTTTTATCCGTCCGAAGGAAAGTTTGACGATCACCGAGGTCTCAAAGACCAGATCGCTGACATTGAACAACGAACTAATACTTCAATCGAGTTCACTAACAACACTAATGCTAAGATGCTGGCATTCGGGATAGTAACTTTCAAAGACTCTAACAACAAGATCGTATTATATGGTCGGTATTTTGCGAATATCAACTCGATCTTCACTGCTAATTTTTGGCCCAACAGCGGCTTGCCTAACGGATTCAAATACAACAAAGCAAGCGCAACAAAAATGGCATCTGGGTTATTACCGCAAGACATTCTAACCAACATGGTAGAGCAAACTCCTGAATCGATACTAGATCAGGTGGTTGCTAAATTTGGAACAACCCATCCGTTAACTCATCTCACTAACGGCATCAGCAAAGGTCAGCCGCTACCGATATCAATCGACATCTCGAGTTACCCCGATCTAAGTTTTGAGGGATTCCGAGATTATTTCTGCGAAATCCTTCAACCTATCGCTGTGATAAATGGATTGACTACCGGCAATGCCAACGACGCAATAACAACCTTCTTCGGAAAGTCTGGGGTAAAAGGCGCAACGATCACGTTCGGTTCAGGTAAAAATGTCGGGCTCTACGACAGCCTACTAATCAGTCCGGCTGGTCGGCAAATAAAGATTAGCACTAAAGGACAGCTAGGCGCTCAAGCTAGCGTAGGAAATCTTATCGAGGCTATCGACGATTTAGAGATATCCGGCAATACGATCCTACGTGAAAAGTATTCGGACATCATCGAGATTATTAGGACTGTGAAGACTAAGGGTTATGCGGAAGGCCCGTTAGCATTAGCAGAACAGTTTGATTTGATATCTGGTAAAGATGCAGACATAGTGCGCAAGCTAAAGACTGACAGCAAAGTCAAACTATCTAAGACCTTGCAACCTATCTACGACGATAGAGCATCTGGTGCTGATAAAACTCGGTTGGTTCCTTATTACAATATGCTAGCCGGTATAGCCTACGCAGTAGCGGATTACATCAACGAAAACACTAATTTTAGTGATGCTGCTACAGACATTCTTAACAGCAGCGCTCTAATACAAATCTATACCACTGCTAAGAACAACGGAACAGAGTTTGTTCTAAATCAGTTTAGGTCAGTCTATCCATCCAAGTTAGTTGCTGGAGTTCAGTTTTCTCCCTACAAAAATTATTTTAGTTCTGGCAACAAAGGCAACTTCACATTTAAGGTATTGTCGTCTGGTGTAACACCGGATGTAGAACCAGCCAGTTCCGGCCCAGCAGCTAGTACCGTCGACGACACCGAAGAAAAAGTTGATCAGATCATTAGTGGCCATTCGTCAATCCGTCCACCGGGAACAGTAGGACGAGCAAAGAAATCAAGCAATGCAGTGTCTGCGCCAAGAGAGCGTAAATGAATCTCGAAGACAAAGCTGTTACTCTACTTAACGACTGGCAACAGTATAAGAAGGTGCACTACAGCGCCAAGACTCAATTCGCGGCCGCAGTTGACATTGAGATAGAGAAGGAAGCCGTAGCAGAACTAGCTAAGTTTTTGCTTGAGGGGTTAACTCTATCGTCAGTAGACAAGAAGGAGTTACTCTATCGCATTGGGATATTTGAGGAACACCTTCGAATATTTAAGGATAGGCTAACGTTCGAATTACTAAAGAATGGGAACTAATGGACTTATTTAAAGACAAATACGCTAGTCACGAGCATTCGATGCGTGTGTTAGATTTAATATCGACGTATGACGGATTTATGGACAGTCTAACTGTCATTGCTGACATGGGCGCTGGCGAAGGGTTAGACATTGAATGGTGGGCAACCGCAGAAACTAGAGATGACCCGCCCTTACCGTACAACTATGTCTGCTACGCTGTGGACCGCGATGTCAGCAAACTCAACAATCTGCCAAAAAACGTGCAGGTTATCCAGGGCAATTTTGAAGATCGTTTGATCCCGAGGTCTATTGATCTACTCTGGTGTCACGATGCATTCCAATATGCAGTGAATCCGTTAGCTACGCTGAGGAGCTGGAACTCACAAATGTCTGAGAATGGTATGCTAGCGTTGATGCTCCCGCAAACATCGAATTACCAATATAACCGTCTAGTGAATCGTGTGTATGATAGATGCTTTTATTCTTACACCGTTTGCAATCTGATCTACATGTTGGCAGTGAACGGGTTCGACTGCCGTGACTCATATATGTATAAGGCACCGAACGACCCTTGGATTCATATGGCGGTGTATAAGACAGACATTGCTCCGATGGATCCAACTACTACACGATGGTATGACCTAGCTGACAAAGGGCTGCTCCATGATTCTTTGATGGCGTCAATCAACGCTCACGGACATTTACGCCAAGAAGACATTGTGCTGCCATGGCTTGACCGTGATTTTTATTTCTGTAAAGACTAGACGTTACACTCTAGCATAAATACTTCATGAAACTAAGAGAATTCGCCCAACCAACTCAGCTAGAAGAAGGCATCAACGACCCAGGAATATTCAAGGCAGTGTTTATGGCGGGCCCACCGGGCGCCGGAAAGAACCATGTGATCTCAGCATTAGGATTAAATGCTGCTGGGTTGAAGCTGATGGACATCGACGACACGTTGTATTATCTGTTCAAATCCAGGAATGCGTTAGATCGACTTAAAACTATAACTGACGCTGATTACGAGGCTGTACGAAAAACAGAGCAAGCTCGACAATCTATGATGCGTCGTAATATGCTCGGACTAACCATTAATACTACTGGACGAGAACCAGAGCGCATCCAAGAGTTGAAGAACGAGCTTGAAGAATCAGGATACAGTACGTTTATGGTGTTTGTTGGTGTGGACCATTCGGTAGCATCGTCTAGAATTGAGAATAGAAGAAAATTCGCCACTGACCCTAGAGATACTCGCCCAGTAACCAAACCGTATTTTGACGCAGCCCACGAATCATCAATGAAATCAGCAACTTATTACGCGATGTTGTTCGGCACTAATTTCGCCTACGTAGAGAATAACGTGCCGACCCACAATCGTCCGATCGCCGAAGAAGACGACCTAGTTGAAGGGCCAGTTGAGGACTTCGACGCTGGGCTCAAAGATGCCAGCAAGAAGGTGTCGAGATTCCTTAAATCGCCCCTTACCCCTACCGCGCTTGCGATTGTAGACGCAACTCGCCCTAAAAACCACTGACCTTACCAAAATAATTGCTCATTTCGAGCTCTGACTATATTATAGTGTTTTACGTGAAGCGTAATTGGTGCTAGGTAACTCTGCCTAGTATTTAACCTTAGATAGGAAGAAACGAAATGAACCAAACTACAGCAATTCAGAAATCATCTGTTGCAAATGACGCAGTCATCAAGGTCTGCCGTTACATTCGCCCAGTCGTATTATTCAAACAAGGCGTCGGCTACAGCAATCTCGGTGGCGTCACCTTAGTGTTTACGATGGATTATGGTCGTCGTACAGTCAACGTGAAGTTCTCGATTTGCCGCGATGACGAAAACTTCAACAAGAAGGACGGGTTGTCTTGGGCTGAGAAGCAGGTCGGTGAAACGTTCAACCTCGACAAGTTCCAGTCGATGGCGGATGTCATGGGTGGATTCACCCAGGCATACTTGAACTTGCTCAACGCCAAATATGTGAATGAGTCACTGACCCCACGTGAGTTGACGCTGAGCACGCTGCTTCAAGTAGCCTAATTTCTGTTATTTTGTATCACCCTTGTCACCTGCATCTTCGGATGCAGGTGTTTCTACCTTAGTTGCGTTATCAGTAGTTGTAGTAGAAGACGACAATTCGGTAGTAGTTGTTGTGGTGCCACCAAACTGTTTTGACTTCAACCAAGCATTATAAGACCATGTGCCACCAATGAAGGCTAGATACATCGGGAAGACCATCGGGAAGATGCCGTAAGCTGTCTCGGATTGGGCTAAGAAGATCACGACCCACGTCGACACTGCAATGCCCCAAAACTGACCAAATTTTGCTAACGACAGCTTGCCGGTCTTTTGATCAACTAAAAGATCTGGCCAGCTCACTGTTGATTTCGGATTACGACTTTCAAGCATAAAGAAGATCGCAAAGCAAAAAATGAATCCAAGAAGGATAAAATTGTTCAACGCTGTGGTGTTTGTTAAAAGTCTCAAGATGTCGTCAACATTCATAGTATTATGCTCCAGTATATAAGTGTATTTACCAGAATTCGAGATAATTTCACTTTTGACAGTAAATACTAGAGAGGACCTAATATGAGTCAGAAAGAAACACCAAAGAGCTGCTCTTGCTCACAGTGTCAATACAGCAAATCAAGTCATCCCGGAAAAGTCCGGATGAAATCTAACGAACGGGCGTTCCGCCACAAGATGAAGAGGTTGCTGAACGCAGGTAGCGAGGATATTTCACCTGCAGGACGCGGCGATCGGCTCGGATAATCTACCATTAGGCTTGCTTTTTCCTTTGGATGAGCGTATAGTTACAACATAGGAAGAGCAGTTTAAAAGGAGTAAGTAATGAGACTAATCATAGATGCTTTTGATTTTGCTAAAGAAAAACACTTAGGCCAGGTCCGTAAAGGATCCGGCGATGCATACTTGACCCACCCGGTCAGCGTTAGCTACATCGTCGCCCGCTACAAAATTTCAAAGCATCTAGAAGAGTTGCTAGCAGCGGCATACTTACACGACACGCTGGAAGATACCAACACTACGTTTGCAGAACTTGCGGATCGATTCGGTCCGATGGTGGCTAGCATCGTATACGAACTCACAAACGACGAGAAGGAAATTACGCTCATCGGTAAAAAGGCATACCAGAAGAAGAAGATGGTAGGGATGAGCAGCTACGCACTGATCCTGAAGTTGGCGGATCGGATGCACAACATCTCCGATCAACCGACAATGAAGATGGTTGACGATACGTTGGAAATCATGCAGCACCTGCTCACAGCGCGTAAGCTGACAAAGACCCACACGCTGATGGTAAACGACATCATCGCAGAATGCTACGCAATAAAGGCTAAGGACTTAGCGCAGAAGCTGGTCACAGCCTAAAAGACGTCAAAATCAGCCTAAAAGCATAGTTTTTTTGTTTTGGCATAAATAAAATTACAAAGCACTTGACAGCGGTACTAAATACTGCTATACTTAGAACAAGTAACAATTTTAAGAGATAACTAAACGCAAATGAACACGATACGAACTTCCTGCCGCGAACAACATCCGACACTAGCCACAAGCTTAGGTCTCGTGATGCCTTTGTGGTCGCAGATTAGTTTTATTGGCTCAGATCGCGGGAATTATGAGAATAAAGCAAGACAGCAGTTCAGGGAGGGTTGGAATAGTTAGCAATAACACAACCTACAGTAAGAAATTTACAAGCCCTGGACATTAAAATCCGGGGCTTTTTGTTGTTCCGAAGAAAGTTGCAGAAATATGCAAAAAGGTGTTGACAACAAGGAATAAAGGCAGTACAATAGTGTTTTAGTTAGGAAGTCCAAGCAAAAGGTCAAGTTTTTTGGTAAGATAGTTGTAAAAAGATGCAAATAGGACTTGACAACGATGCAAAAGACTGTATAATTTAACACTTAGCAGTTAAACAAAGAACGCAAAGGAGAATGTAAATTTGAGGATGCGTGTTTAAGGTAGCAAGTAGTACGTCGATGATCCGGAACGTAGCCGGTAGTAAAAGACGCTAAACTTACTTAAAAGGGCGGACCTTAGGATGGTAGCTTCTTTTGTGGAGCGAAAAATCAAGGGATATCAAAGTGCTTTACTCCAGAATTTAAGCTGGTGTCTGTTTCGATACAGAGGTAAAGAAGGTGCACGTAGGCAACGCTACGACAGCAAAGCACTTCGATATCATCATTCGTAAGAGTGATTAGTAGGAATTATGTCTGTAACCAAGTTGGTGCTAGTCACCCATGGCAATGCGCTGAAAGACACAACACCGACTAAACGCATAGGTCGGCCCCTTTTTGTAATACAATGTCGGTAGAACGCTAAACGGTTTTGCGCAGCGTCGGAAAACGCTGAAAGATGGTTCAACTCCATACACTGACCTTAACAAAGAGCCGCACGATAACAGATAGTAAGTTACCGTGCAAATTAGAGTTAACCCGGCCTCCGATGGCCAATAGAGAAACTAATAGAAAGCGAGGAGACCGTTATGGTCTACACCTAAGCGATGCGTTACCTAAATTCTGATCGCGGCCACTGATACTGAGTCGCATATAATATGAGATTAAAAGCAGTAGAAATGTTGATCCCGCTGTTGGCATATTGCTTACAGGGTAGGGCAACATTTCAAAACACAATGAGTTGATAAGGGCTGTGATGCCGCAGACATTGTGTTTTGAAATGTTGGAAGCTGATCGGAATGTCAGCGGTTCTCATTGATACGCGCAAAGTTCAAACTATCGTCGCAGTAACTAGGGCAACCTGGACGAAGCGGTGAGAAGATAGGACTTTAGCATGAGGAGAGGGCGACTAGACTGTGTCATGCGTAGGCATACGCAAACTCACAGCAACATACAGCGATGCCGGGCTTTCTACCCGAAAACATTGCTGGTTCACGTCGTGAGACGTCAAGGAACAATTAGATGTTAGCGAACTGATCATTCGTGGTCATAGCTTTGCTAGTGCAGTTTGAGTAATACAGATCGTCGGATATGGCGGCGCCTCCCATGGCGGTAGGAGCGAGGTTCAAGCCCTTGGGTTTGTGTGAAAACGATTGTGTGATGCAGAGCTTACATTCCATCTTGCTTTCAATGCGGTGCGCACTGCAACCGAGAGCATTTTGGAATGTAAAGAATTTGGAGATGTAAGCCGAGTCGGCCTAGCGGCAGCGGTCTTGAAAACCGAGGGCCTGGGGAACCAGGTGTGTGAGTTCGAGTCTCACTATCTCCGCCAAATATTGGGTTGGTAACATTATGGCAATGTACCTCACTGTCTATGAGGACTAAGCGGGTTCGATCCCCGTCCAGCCCGCCAAGAATTGATGATTATGGAGAGGTGGCCGAATGGTAAGGCCCCTGCCTCGAAAACAGAGTGACCCGAAAGGGTGTGCAGGTTCGATTCCTGTCCTCTCCGCCAAGCTTCAGCTGATTGGCTCAACCAATATCGAAATTGGTTTTCTAAGTTACGTGAAAGTCGTAGCGCCTGTTAGCACACTATTTCGAAAGTATGCTTTCACGGAGAGGGCGCTTAGGTTAAAGCTAATCTAGTTGGGCCACCGCTAGACTCTCGATGAAAGCGTATTTGAAGTTTGCTTACGGGGATTGGGGCGTCAGATGAAAGGTCTGCGTCGGCACAAGGTGATTACTTGTGATGCACATCCTAATCAGGTGTAACTAGTGAAAGTCTAGTCTGTCCCACGTAAGCGAATTTGTTGTAAAAGTTGTAGAAAATGGTTGACAAAGCCGTAAAAGACTGTATAATGTACTACATGATGTAACGCAACACGCAACAAGCTCGTTAACAATTAGAACGTTTTGCTCGAACATGAGCCCTGTTTTCGCGATCAGGGCAATAGCGTGATTCACTACAGGCGGAGAATGCTTCGTCGAATGTGCCTAACGAGTCCGGCCAATGTTGGTTCAACTCCAACTGTTCGAGCAAAATGTTTTAGATACAGAAAAGCTAGGGAGCTAATCCCGAAAAGTGAGGACGGTCCGATTCCGTCGATGTGGTGAGCACCATCTGCTAATTGGAGCCTTGAGAGTTCGAATCTCTCCTGTGTTTTAGACATTTAAGGAAGTTTGCTTCCTGGTATTGCTCGTCGGTGACCGATTCCGACTTGTCGTTTGTAGCTAGCTCTTAAAGGCTAGCTTGCTTATCGCAGCGTTTTATCCTCGGTAAGACTTGTGGTGAAGAGGGTGGTTCCTTAAGTAACTGCAAGATACGAGACATAGTCCTGCTTACCACAGGCTGCTTGTGCAAACCCAGCCAATACCAGAAAGCAAATTTTGAAGTGATATAAAATGTTTAGTGTAGGAGAAACATATACCTTGGGCGACCTGGTGGAACTACTCCAAAGGCCACGGAGACTATCACTACAGTAGTTTAGGACAAGGTGATTCGGGATGCAAGCGCCCGAAACATTTTATATGACTTTAAGTTTTCGCTGTAACAATAGCGTGCAACGATAGAAGGCTTCGAGCCTACAACAATAGCGCGCAACGATAACAGCATTTGGGGTAGTAGACCGTTAAGGAGGCGGCCGGGACTGTAAATCCCGTGTCAATGCGACCAGCCTGGATCGTTACCAGGATACCCCACCAAGAACAATGGCGCCCAGCGCAGCGGCGTCTATAGAAATTGCTGTGCAACTAACAACGCGGTGGTAGGAGGCTAAGGAGGCCTCGCAGTCTGTAAAACTGATGCCTTCGGGCCAGTCTGGATCGTTACCAGGGCGCCGCACCAAACAATAGGAGAATGACATGGCACAAAAGCAAACTCCGAAGTCTTGCTCATGTGGGCAATGCACTAGAGGCAAGCACACTAAGTCAGGACATGAACTGATAAAGAAAGACGAACGTGCTTTCCGTCATGAACAAAAAATTGCGCTGAATAAAGGCGCAGAAGACGTAGCAGTTGCTCCAGTTGGCAATTACTACGATTAACTAACTTTGGGCTCGCATGTACTAAGGGAGCGAGAAACACTTGCAATGTTTCTGATGTCGGTTCGATTCCGACCGGGTCCACCAAAGTTGTGTTTAGCTGGCACAAAGTTGCTCTTAGCTATTAAGATTTGCCCCGCTTAGTGGATTCAACGCTCGTTGTAACTCCGAGGAACTGTCCGATGATCTAAGCTTGGAGAAAGAAAGGTAACTCCAGAAAGAATTCGTAGTGACGACCCAAGCGTAAGCGTCCATGGCGCGAGAAGCTAAGATAATTAAAGTTGCAGACGGTTTCGCAACGCTACAAAAATTTATGCTCTCTAAACTTTGATGGTGAAGCCTGCTCCTGTAAAGCAGTTTAAGTCGGTTCGAGTCCGACAGAGAGCTCCAAAAACATTGGGCTTGGCGCATGGGGCGCGAAGGACACTTGCAATGTCTTGCTCGGGGATCGTTACCCCGCTGGTCCACCAAATTTAGCAACATGATACTGAGCCGGCCAGTGCGACGGCCACTTGTGTTGCTGTTATGCCCGGGTAGCTCAGTGGTAGAGCGATGTCTTGATAAGGCATGGGTCGACAGTTCAATTCTGTCTTCGGGTACCAAGTTTAAAGCAAGATACTGAGTCACTGATGAAAAGGTGTCCACTTCTTGCATAGTTTCAGTTGGGATGTGATGGAGTGGTAGACATATGACGCTTTGAACGTCAGTTCCGGGGTTCGATTCCCTGCATCCCTGCCAGTTTCGCCCGTGTAGTATAGAGGCAATTACACGTCTTTGGTATAGACGATATGACGGTTCGAGTCCGTCCCCGGGCACCAGATTTTGTTGTAAATATGCACGACCGTTGAGATATCCTAGGCGACATACTATGCTGTACTAACCTAAGGAGAAACAAAATGGAAAATGTATATCGTGGTGATTGGTCTAACGTTGATGATATGGTACGTGATTTTCAGATATCGAAAGATGAAGTAAAAGGAATAAAGGTGCTGTTAGCTTGGTATGAGGAAGCCGACTACAGCGGTTCAGCATTCGTGTTGTTCCGCAAAGAAGGTAAACTGTACGAAGTAAACGGTGGACATTGTTCTTGCTACGGTCTCGAAGGTCAATGGGATCCAGAGGAAACGAGCGTTCCGGCAATATTGAAACGTGAATTTCCAGGAGTCGACGGCAAAACTGTTAAGGCGTTGATGGCAGTTTTGAACACAAAGTATTAAGTAGTTCAGGTGGCTTATAGCTCAGTTGGTAGAGCAGATGACTGTTAATCATCAGGTCCTTGGTTCGAGCCCAAGTTAGCCAGCCAAAGTTTTAATTCCGAGAGAGGCGCCATGGTGGCAACCGCGTGACTGTTAATCACGATTAGACTGGTCCGATTCCAGTTCTCGGAGCCAAAGTTTTAAGCAAGAGACGAAAGTCTTTTGCTCCATTGTAAGCATAATTGGTACTGCAACGCACTGTTAATGCGTCTTCCGAAAGGTCTTGCTGGTTCGAATCCAGCCAATGGAGCAAAAGGTTTTCAATGTAACAGATTCGGCCCTGTAGCAAAATGATAAAAGAACGTGGTTGTCTAAGGTCATGCCTTAAGTTAAACCGGCGTGTGAGTCAGAATAGGTGCAGGACCAAATGTAAAAGGTTTTCAATGGGGTTGTTATTTCAGTGGTAGAATCCTCGACTGTGAATCGAGGGACCAGGGTTCGATTCCCGGCTTCCCCCCAGAATAAGCAAAGAGCACGGCCTGTTCATATAAGGGTATTATCGCGGATTGTCTATCCGTAGAAGGGGGTTCGAGTCCCCCACAGGTCGCCAAGTTTGCCCTGTCAAGGGAACGTGGGGTCACTCCCCACAACCGAATATGAGTTGATAGTTCAGTGGTAGAATAGGGCACTCCAAACGCTCGGACGAGGGTTCGATTCCTTCTCTTCTCGCCAAAACAGTTGCTTTTTAACAGCACGCCTGTTAAACTGTATAAATAGTAAAGCAGTAGAAAGTATGCGGGAGTGGTGGAATGGTATACACAAGAGACTTTCACGGAGCATCTGCTAACGCGGGTGCTCAACAAAATCTCTCGGCTTTGGCTATACGGGTTCGAGTCCCGTTTCCCGCACCAAGAATTCGTAAGTGTAAGAAAAGATAACTTCGGGGCGTTGCATAGCCTGGTTATTGCGCCTGGTTTGGGACCAGGAGACCGCTGGTTCGAATCCAGCCGCCCCGACCACAGTTTAGCAGTAGAAAGAATTACGGGGTGTAGGCAAGTGGTATGTCGCCTGTTTTGGGAACAGGACGTCGTGTGTTCGATTCACACCATCCCGACCAGATTTCCTGGCAGCTCGACGAGACGAGCGTCCCCGTTGAGGGGTATGGGCAGTAGTTGCAACCACTACACAGGGAACCAATATAGAAAGCTAACATGGTTGTTTGCGAAGAGATTAGTAACATCAACACCTTAAAACCCAAACAAGATACTGCTTGGGGAAACTTTTACAGTTATTGCTGGAAGAAACATACTGTAGGTTCTTCGCCGGGTTGGACTAGTCTAGTCAACGCATTGACTTTAGAACTTACGCAGCACAATGCGAGTTTAGAGTATCGGCCTAATCAGTATAAAACATTTAAGCTGACATTTGCGAACGATGAGGATTACACGTTGTTTGTGTTACGTTGGAGTTAACGGATATGGGCGTATAACTCAGTGGTAGAGTAGAGGGCTCATAATCCTCAGGTCCTTGGTTCAATCCCAAGTGCGCCCACCAAACAGTTACAATAGGCATGACGCTGAAATGGTTTTCAGGCTGCTTTGACATAGCAGATTTAGAGGGTCCGATTCCCTACTTGCCCACCAAAATTTAAGATCAGTCGCGGAGTAGGGGAGTCCAGTCGTCCCCGCCGGCCTCATAAGCCAGAGATCGTAGGTGCGAATCCTGCCTCCGCAACCAAGATATAGCGGCTTCTAATAGCTAGACTCCAGGCTCATAACCTGTGATGGGAGAGGGAGCGTTACCCTCGGCCGCAACCAGTTTTGCTCTAAAGTGGTTTTACCGGAGGCAGCGAAGCCGAAGGTAATGCAGTTCGATTCTGTATTGGAGCGCCAAGTTTTAAGCTAGCTCCCCTTACTAGACCTGCCGTATGGAGGTGAAAGGTAAGACATGTTGCTAGCGCAGTGCCTCGCAAGTGTTCCGGTAGCACAGGTGATTCCAAATCTCCTGGACGGGGTTCGATTCCCTGGCGGGGTGCCACAGTTTTATGTCGCGTTGAATTTCGGGGAGATTCTCAGCCCTTCAAGCTGATGAGACGGGTTTGAGTCCCGTACGCGACTCCAAGTTATATATCTCTGTCGACTAATGGTAGGTCGCCACCCTTTCAAGGTGAGAATGCGGGTTCAACTCCCGTCGGGGATACCAAGTTTTATGCGGGTGGTCAGTGGAGAACGTCTAGCCTTCCAAGCTGGAACAGGAGATTTCGAACATCTTCGCCCGCTCCAAGTTTTACAATACGTCGCAAGCTCTAATGGTGGAAAGCATCCGGCTCTTACCCGGAAGGACAGGGATCGTTACCCTGGCGGCGTACCAAGTTTTAACGGTGGGGCTAATGGTTAGATGTATCCTCGAAAGACGATCTCTAACTTCCCGCTCGTAATAGAATATCTCTGTGTGGTGCAACCCGGTAGCATAGCTGGTCTGGAGCCAGGCGATTTCAGTTCAAATCTGAACACGGAGACCAAAATTTAAGTTTCAATGCCTCCATGGTATAAGTGGTCTGTACGTGCGCCTGAAGAGCGCGAGGAGACGGTTCGATTCCGTATGGGGGCACCACAGTTTAGTATAAATAGATATATGGTCGGTTAGTTCAGGGGTAGAACGCTAGCCTTACAAGCTGGATGTCGGGGGTTCGAAACCCTCACCGACTACCAATAATATGCGGGCATACGATAACGGCAGTCACTAAGTGCGCCACACTTTGAGTCCCGGTTCAAATCCGGGTGCCCGCACCAAGTTTCAAAGTCTGTGTAGCTCAGAGGTAGCAAGGTTCATGCCAACAAAGCTAGTTGGTACATCTTGGTCGGAACTTGACAGATGATGGCGAAGTGATATCGAGTAGCCTAAGTCAACGATAGGGAAGATTAGAGCAGCCGGTATTTAACCGGACGGTCGGGGGTTCGAATCCTTCCATGGGCACCAATTTAGGAGTTGATGATGGAATACACTGAACAAGAATTGAATAAGCCAGTACGATTACTTCCGACCGAATGCATTGAGTTTATGGAAGCCGGCGGATATGTTATTAATCGTAACGCTGATGGTATTCCTTCAACATATTATGCAGGATGGAAAGATGCGTTTCGTTCAGCAGGTAAACAGCAATGACAATAGAAGAGTTGTTAAAATTGATGGACGAGTTTGTAGTAACACCAGAGTTTGTTGACGAGATGATGGCGCGATTAGACGCAGCCAATAAAGAATTTGAAGAGAAAGCTCGACGAAGTGCAATTACTAGTGAGTGGCTCAATAGAACGTACACGATTTAGAAAGAATATGGAGAGCGGGCTGTGTGGCAAAGGCAGCAGTTTGCTAAACTGTAGGTCGGTTAATAGCCGGCCGTAGGGTTCGATTCCCTAGCTCTCCGCCAAACAATGCCCCGTCTAAGGGAATTAGCTCGAAGCCTACGAAGCTTTGAAGGAACGTTCGACTCGTTCACGGGGTGCCAAAGTTTTGCCGATGAATCCCAGTAGGTGCTGGTAAGAATCCATAACAGGTATGCGGGTGATCCTTACATACCACGGGCAGTTCGAATCTGCGCATCGGCTCCAGGTTTCGCAAGTGAGAGAACTTTGATTAGTGTATGGTTGCACAGGTCTAGGCGGTGGTTCGAGTCCACCCTTGGGGTATCGCCCCGAGTAGCTTAATGGGTAGAGCGGGACCAGGAGAAGGTTCGAATCCTTTTATCGATATGACAATCAGGGAGTAATTACCCTTTGCAACATCGGAGTCATGACCCGGTAGCAACGAGCGAAAGCCATTAGAAACAAAGATACGGGAGATTGGCGCAATTGGTAGACGCGCATGCCTTAGGAGCATGATGTTAAGAGTTCGAGTCTCTTATCTCCCACCAAATTTAAGTAATACACTAGGCCTATTGAGTCTGTGGCGGGCGAGGCGTTCCAAGACCGTGCAACATGGTGTAGTGAGCGGCAAACTGCTATCGGCTCTTCTAGGAGGAGGGACCTGCAGACATAGGCTCATTGGTTAAGATAAATATTGTTTTAAGGAACATTCTTATGAAGTCGACTGAATTTATCACTGAATCAACGCTCGCAGGCAGCAATGTCTCCAATGTAGTGAAACGATATTTAGGCAATAGTCATGTTGATCTAGAAGACGGCAACATATATTTTTCTATTAAGAGTCCAAACATTAGCCGAACCTCAGAATCATTAATGAATGAGCTTGAGGACATCGAGCAGATGGGCGACAATATTAGACTTGACGTTGAAGAAGAAGGCGACACGATTCACGTCGCAATTTACAGTAAACGATAATAAACAATACGCCCTACTATCCCAATAGGTAGAGGAGCAACGTTGAGAACGTTGTAACGTCTCGGTTCGAATCCGAGGTAGGGTACCAAAACATATCTAGTGCAGCATGATAAATAATACACTAGCTGAGGATTAGAAATGAAATCAACACAATTTATCAATGAAGGTGTAAAGTTACCGAAGCCAAAGACATCTAAGGCTACTGGAAACGAATTCATCAAATTTAAGGTCCCTTCGAATCTGAATACCACAAAGAATTTAGATGCTACGATAGCAAAAATTGTAGCTTTGATCGACGCAGTGTCGACAGAATATGTCGGCGTGCAAATCTCGGGATTGATTGTTACTCCGAATAAATTCAATCTGTATGATGCTAGTTACTTCAAAGCAGCAGATGGCACGGTGTGCAAAGTATATGGCACTGACACTGAAGTTGCATCAGGGTTTAGCTTAATCATTGCTAAATTAACCACAGCAAATGCTAAGAAAGTACCATCGGCGAATATAGTGCAGCCGATAGCAGCATCAAAATAAGTAATGGGGAGTGGGCCGGACGGCTAGGCGACTGATTGCAAACCAGTCTTAACGCAGTTTGACTCTGCGACTTCCTTCCAAATATTCTCGGTATGTGGGTCAAAGGTTGATCACTTCGTTCGGGGCGAAGACGATGCAGGTTCGAGTCCTGCCATACCGACCAAGTTTTGCCGTTGTAGCTGAAATGGATTAGCGCCTGCTTGAAACACAGGAGCATGTTGGATCGTTACCAACCGACGGCACCAGATTTTGACAGTGGTCTTGAAACCCATAATTCATGGTTAAGTCTATGAGCTGTCATCGTAGTTTAGGATACCTACAGCAACTCCAAAATTCTTTTATATAGAAACCAATGCGTATCCTGTCTCATTTATCCCGGCTAGGGGATCTAGCTTGAACCCTGCGAAGGTTCGATCAGCAGTTCGACTCTGCTCCGGGGTGCCAAAGTTTTGCCCTTGAAGCATAGATAGCGATGTGCCGGTCTTGTAAGCCGGACAGTTCAGTGCAAGTCTGGACAGGGGCACCAAATTATAGCATCATAGCATTATTCTTAGTTCTAATGTAACAGATATGCAGCTTGTCTTACAAATATCCAACAGTAGGCCATGCGTTTGTTACAGACTTTTGACATAAGTATATGTATAATAAAGACTTATACAAAGGAGAAGTAAAAATGATGACGATGATGACCATAGTAACAATAGTAGCTCTTGTAATTTTGCCGACGGCAATCGCAGCTTTTATTGCGGGTTCCAAAGACGACGCAGTAGAAGAATTTGATTACGATTATCGATAAGGAGACCTAGAAATGATGACATTTATAGCCGTTTCGATCTGTATCGTACTCCCGCTAGTTCCACAACTGATTGCGCTGTGGCTTGCGAAGGACTTGTTCCACGAAGAATCATTCGTAACTGATTACCGCTAAGAGGATGATATGAAATTATTTTACTTAGTGATGTTTGTAGTTGTTCCGGCAATACCGTACTTCGTCAGCTTGATTCTGGAAAAGATGTATCCAGGTCAGTTTGTTGAAGACGTGAATTATTGATTCAGTAGCAACCCATTATCCGTACAAAACCGAACCAGCGTTAAACTGGGACTGACATAGAAACTCCCTTAGGCATCAAGCATGGGACTATGAAGGGAGTCCAACTCCGGACTAGAGCTGAGACGGACAGCAGAGTAAGAATTTCGTAGGGCTAGATCAATATCGTCACAATTAGAGTGACGCTATCCTAGCATACAGCGCGGCCGTAGCTCAGCTGGTAGAGCACTTGCTTGCCAAGCAAGATGTCGAGGGTTCGAATCCCTTCAGCCGCTCCAATATTTTTGCTGTTTGAATCGTCCCACACCAGGCAATTAGAGCCAAAATGTCGTGATCGAAACAGCTAGATTTACGCCTCGGCCGATGGACGGGACAGTGCCTTCGAAGCACAGTTTTGTAGGTTCGAATCCTATCCGGGGCGCCACTTTCTCCCTAGCAACACAGGGACCATATAATGCGTGTGAGATGTTAATGGTTGCATGTTTGGCTTCCACCCAAAATAAGCAGGTTCGATTCCTGTCACCCGCACCAAGGATTCGCTGTAGTGAGCGATTAGGTCAGACCTAACTGACCTTAAGACAAAATGGGGGATTTAGTAATTTCGACCTTCGGAAAAACCCCTGCTAATAGGGTTACAATTGGACGTGCGGCTCACCCAACGCATCCGGGTGTCTGATAGTCTCAGTTACGACCAAACAGGATGTCACGTCCTGCACACACCGCGGTGTGTGACAGTGCTACACTAGGCACAGTGACAGAATTTTTGCCCCGTCTGAGGGAATCAGCTCGGCGTCTTCTAAACGCTAATGAACCGTTCGACTCGGTTACGGGGTGCCAAACAACGCTCTCTAAGTATTCCCCGGTGGTACGCATCACTCGTAATGATGAGGACCAGGTTCGAGGCCTGGAGGGAGCACCAAAATAGTTCTTGACTTTTACTACAATAGGCAGTATAATTACTTTATTGCATCAGATCAGTGAACTGCGGTGCTAACGGCAGCGACATTAAAGTAGATGCAGAAGGGCTAAATGGTTTATGAAGGCGTCTCGACCCCGAGTTTGAGGTTATGCATAACTAAAAACTCTAATCTGCATATTTGCGGGGCAGTAAGAAACATTGGTCGCCACCAGGGTTCGATTCCCTAATAGTCCACCAGAATTATCCGACGCACGTGGATTCGTGCCTATACCCCAAGGGAAGGGGCTCTGCTTATCAGTTTGCAATCGGTATAACTGATTCCGAGAAGGACTGGGTTAAGTCATCTGTGCTACATAGAGTTGCTCGTAAATGCACATGATAAGTTGAACGAGATGCTGCTAGGTAAGCTAGACGTGGTGGTGCTTAGATAAGGCATTGCCCAAAGAACACAATGGGCTCGTAATTCAATGGAAGAATAGTTGGCTTTTAACCAATCTACGAGAGTTCGATTCTCTCCGGGCCTACCACAATTTCGATACGTAGCATTAGGGTAATGCAACGTCCTCATAAGGCGTCAGAAGGCGGTTCGATTCCGTTCGTATCGACCAAGATTTATCCCGGCAGATAATCGCAGGCAACTGTGAACCGTACCACTAAGGCGCAAGCGAAAGTGGGAAGTAATATCTGGAGACAGGGCGGGATAAGCAGCACAGATTCCCCATCGACTAATGGTTCAGGTCGCTACCCTCTCAAGGTGGAGATACGGGTTCGAATCCCGTTGGGGACACCAACAGCAGTAAGTCTGCGACCGAGTATAAGCCGAAGACTTGAGTGTTAATCTAACCACTCTGAGGACGCGCCATCCGAGAAACAGAAGGTGCAAGAATTTATACGTCGCAAGCTCTAATGGTGGCAAGCAACCGGCTTTTAACCGGTAGGACAGGGATCGTTACCCTGGCGGCGTACCAAACATCGTAGAAGACCGTTGACCCTACTTAGCACAAATGCTGACTAAGGAGAAAAGACATTTATGTCGCGTTGACTGGACCTAATACGATTACCGAAATGCCCGGTTAGCTCAATGGGAGAGCCCTGGTTCGATAAACCAGTAACGATGGTTCGATTCCATCATCGGGTACCAAACATAACAGGAGGCAGTATGAGTAAAGTAGACAAGAAAAGAGCTCGACTGATCGAGCAGATCAAAGAATCCGAAGCTGAATTACTCACTGCTATCACCAAGAAATCTCACTCTGCGACAGAAGTCAGTGTGCCAACGCTCACAACACGGATCAAGCGAATGAAGGCTGATCTAGCGGCGTTAAAATAATTTCATGTTACCACATTAGTTGACTGATTGAACATTTAACAGTACAATATATTTTTGGAGAATAACTAATGTTGAAAAAGCTGGCGTTTAGTGTTTGCATGAGTGTAGCGATGACTGCGAATGCAGCGGTGTTCATTGCCAATAACGAAGATCAAACGAACGAATGGTGGGCTTACGCTGAAACAGTTACTAGGTTGTCGGATGGTTACACTGTGATGATCGGTCGTCGATTCCTCAAAGAATCAAAATCTGAAGCCCGCATGTACTACGGAGTTAAGTTCGCAGATTGCGATAAAGGATTCGGCACGTTGTATATGCGAGAGACTCCGACTAGCCAATGGTCGAACGATACAATAGTTTCGATGCGTGACAGAATTACTGTAGCTGACATTATCTCTTCGGAGATTTGCTCGGTATACGAGAAAGAAAAAACAACTACAAAGAAGTCCAGTAAAGCTAGTAAGACTTCTATTTAACGATTTACGCCCTACTATCCCAATAGGTAGAGGAGGCAGTTTCAAAAACTGTTAACGTCTCGGTTCGAATCCGAGGTAGGGTACCAAGTTTTGCTTGTTCCTTAGCGGGACAACTTATTGAGTAGGCGGATCGCGCTTCGGCCTTCCAAGACATAGTCAAGTCTCCCAAGAGTAAGAGTGCGTGAGGGGAGAACAAGCAAATAAACAACGCCCGGTTGGTGTGAGAGGTCAGCCGACAGTGTTACATACTGTTCAATACTGGTTCGAGTCCAGTAATTGCTACACAATTTATATCAGTCATAAATAAGTGTATAGGAGACAAAGATGTTCTATATACTTTATCAAGTAACAAACACTGTGAATGGCAAGATCTACGTAGGTGTCCATAAGACTAAGAAGTTAGATGATGGATATATGGGCTCCGGAAAAGTAATTAACTCGGCGATTAAGAAATATGGCATCGAGAATTTCACGAGGGTTATACTTGAGCAGTTTGAGAATTCGACTGCTATGTTTGCCCGCGAGAAAGAAGTGGTAACAGAAGAATTTTTGGCTCGTGAAGATACATATAACTTACGACGAGGGGGGTTCGGCGGGTTTGACTATATAAATAGCACCATTTCGTCCGAGCAGAAGCAGCGTCGATCATCGAAGGGTGGTAAAGCCACTAGTAAGATACGAAAAGAAAATCCTGAAATAAACGATAAAGTAAATAGGATCAGTTCCGAAACATTAAAACAAAGCCATTTGCTCGGAAAAATAAAGTATTATCAATTTGCTGGAAGGAAACATTCAGAAGCATCAAAACTTAAAATCGGAGGGGCGAATACACAGCAAGGCGTGAAGAATTCGCAATTCGGAAAAATGTGGATAACGAATGAAATTGAAAGTAAGAAGATTTTAAAGAATGATCCTGTTCCGGAAGGTTGGAGAGCCGGGAGAGTGGTTTGTGTTAAGAAGTTGTAGAGACAACGCCCTCGTACGCTAATTGGTAGTGCGAATGGATTTAAAATCCGTTGGTTCTCGGTTCGAATCCGAGGTCGGGTACCAAATTTATAGCATCAAGCCTATTGAGTTCAGCCCCCTGAAGGGTGTTCCAAGACTTATGCGCAGTAGCACAATGCCCACGTATCCCAAAATAGGCAGAGGAGGTACGTTCAGACCGTATTAATGTGTGGGTTCGATCCCCACCGTGGGCACCAAAGTTTCAAACAGTCTGAGACGGGTAGTCGGATCATAATCAGACATAATTCTGTGAAAAGATCCTATTCAGAATATCGGGGTGTAAAGTCAATCCGGTAGACGGCCTTGCAGACGCCAGGAGGATGCAGGTTCAAATCCTGTCACCCCGACCAAACAACTTAGGAGTATCACTTGGAAAATATCGTTAGCATATATGCAGATGGCGCTTGTAGAGGTAACCCTGGTCCAGGAGGATGGGGAGCATTCATTTCTGCTGACGGTAAAGACATCGAGCTATGTGGGGGTGAGCGACATACCACCAACAACCAAATGGAATTGACCGCTGTGATCCGTGCTATAGAAACGTTAGTGTCGCCGAGTGTGGTCCAGATCCACACAGACTCACAATACGTGCAGAAGGGGATCTCAGAATGGATCCACGGATGGAAGCGTAAAGGATGGAGAACCGCTGCTGGCAGTCCAGTCAAGAACGTTGAGCTGTGGAAGCAGCTAGACGAGCTAGCGCAGAAGCATCAGATAGAATGGAAATGGGTTCGCGGCCACAACGGTAACGTAGGCAACGAACGCGCCGATAAGTTAGCGAATCGTGGCATCGATGAATTAAAGTAACACCAGTAGCTCACCTGTGATAAATATAGTGCAAACTAAACAGGACACCCCATGAAGCCTACTACAATCTCGTCGAAATTACTAATCTGGTCCAGCATCACTGCATTTGTTGTTATTGCGTTAATCGTTGTATTCATCAAGTCATTTATGATTTTAGAGATGACCAACAAAGCGTTAGACACACAGAGTCACCAGTTAGTCTTAGTATTAAAGAACATGCAATCAACTGTTGGACTAACAACAGACTCGTTTGCGGACAGCAGCATAATTGACTCGTTCACAAACAACACAAAAATCGTTGCTACCTATTTTGTTCAGAAGGATGGCAAATTCGTTCGTACTGCCACGAACCTCAAGAAAGACGACGGGACCAGAGCAGTCGGTACATTTCTTGACCCAGAATCAGCAGCAGCTAAATCATTAGCTTCTGGAAAAATCTATTCTGGCTCTATCACATTATTCAACAAGTTACACAGAGCAACCTATATACCAGTATCGTTAGAGAATGGTGCAGCGGGTGGCATCTTCGTTGGCATAGATTATGCGGCAGCAGACGAAATGTTATCAACTGCACACGACATGATTATAGCAATCATTATTGCTGGCATCGTTGGCATTATCATACTGTCAGCAGTCTTAGCGTTTGTAATCAAACGGGTGATGACGGTTCGTATGCAGAAATTTGCTGAGACAGTAAAAGATTTGTCAACAGGTAACGGCGATTTAACAGTTCGTCTTGACACGTCGGCGAACGACGAGCTAGCAAATATCGCCAGTGCATTTAACGATTTCTTAGAATTGTTGCTGTCTATGTTCGTAAATTTTAAACACGAAGCAGGCAATATGACTTCGTCTGCAGGCAGCTTAGGCGAAGTAGTTACTCGAACAAATTCGCAGATACGATCACAACAAGACGTGACTAGCAACGTTGCAGCGGCCGTTGAAGAAATTTCAGTCTCGATTAGCGAAGTATCTAGTCATGCTGCAAAAACTAAAGTAGCATCAATCTCAGCAACTGAGCAGACAACAAAGGGAGTAGCAGACCTTAACTCGTTGTCTGTTGCGTTAGACGAAACGTCGAAAACAATCTCGGCTACGGTGGTCAGCACTAAGACATTCGTAAATGATGTGAAACAAATTGATGAGCTAGTTGCAATGGTAGCTGATGTTGCAGGATTAACAAATTTGCTGGCGTTGAACGCGGCCATCGAAGCTGCCCATGCTGGCGATCACGGTCGTGGCTTTGCAGTGGTCGCAGACGAAGTGCGCAAGCTAGCAAACAAGTCTAGCGACACAGTAAAATTGATTAAAGAAACCACCGCTAAACTCAATGTTGAATCAGAATTGGTTCTGTCAACAATGGATGTTAGCGAGAAAGCTATTCACCAATGTAATGAAAACATGAAACAACTACGAAGCGGGTTGTTAGAGATTGACGGGCTGATGGGCAATGTGTCAGCAGGTGCAGATGAGGTTGCAGATATGATTTCAGAGCAATCAACAGCGTCACAAGACATTGCATTGAGCATGGAGTCGCTTGCGATCTCTGCAGAAAGCGCAGCGAACCAGATGGACATCGCCAACAACATCACAACTGAGTTGAACTCTGTTTCTAACAGAATGACCGAAACTTTAGACAAATTTAAGACAAATTGAGCTTGACTTTCCCTGTAATCAGCGTATAATCGCTTTATTGGATAACGCATTACAGGAGAAACAAATGAAAGAAGCTTCCACGGGACTTGCTGCTGCTCTCGAAGCATTGACAGACGAAGACAAGATTGCGATTGGTCGCATTGCGCGAGCAGTGTATGACGACGAAGCACTTGTTCAGACTCTGTCTGAACCAATCAACTATTCCTTTATGCAAATTGAAAAGGCATTTCCAGCGTTGAAGGGCATTACGTTTGGCGATGATGAAAACGGCGATTCGACGGATTATGAAACGTTCTTGATGATCTCATCGATGGACGAGTCGTATCGCAAGATCATCAAACAAGTTCGTATCCCGCTGTAAATACTGGTTGACTTTTTGCAGAAAGACTGTATAATTACTTTATGATGTAACGCAGGAGCGCAACAAATGAAGGCATACGGACATAGTCGTAGAGACAAGTTGGAATGTCCTTTCGGATGTTGCACTAGCAAGTCCGGAAAGATGAAACA